CTGCCTGACGCTCCTTGAGCGCGGCTAGCTCGGCATCCATTTCGGCATAGATAGAGGAAATCTTGCCGTCGTCGCCAAAGTCCAGGGGGTCCGAGCATATCTGGGTTTCCATGAAGTGGTCTGCCAGGTCCAGGCGGGTGAGCTTTGCGCCCTTGCCCGGGTAGATCTCGTCGTGTAGCACCGATAAAAACTCTTTGCTCAAGCTCGGGGACCGCGTGAAAACTAGCTTTCCCCAGCGGTCGAACGAGCATCCTCGCTCTTTGGCCCACAGCACGAAGTTCGTGAGGTCGTGCAGCCCTAGCAAGTAACCCAGGGCGCGCAGCTCTGTGGGGTCTTCTGCCGCTGTGGCCGACAAAGCGAGGTTTCTCAGCCCGCACAGCTTAGCCCCGATAAGCATCTTGGCGTTTTTGGTGTACGCTCCCTGGGCCCGTTGAACTTCATCCCAGATTACCAGCGACCCTCTGGGCAGTCTCCACACAAAGTTCCCACGCACCCAGCTACCGAGGTCCGTGTTGCCCGTGCGTAGCTTTTCGTAGTTGATGACGGTCCCACACTTCACACCCTGCATCTCAAAGGTTTTATTCCAGGACGGGATAACTATTTTGGGACACACGACTACAACAGGGATGTTGAGCCTGCGCACAATTTCCACGGCACACACAGTTTTTCCTGTACCAGTTTCGGAACCGTTTAACGCCGCAGCCGTAGGGCTACTCGCAAGGATTTGTGTGAGGTGGTCAATGCACCCCTGTTGCTTTGGATAAGGAATCAGCATTAAAAGTCTAGGCCGAGGGTTCTCAGCGCCAGCTTAGTCTTTACCATTTCCAAGATGGACACCAGTTGAATATTTGTAGCTCCCGATATGAAGTGCGTTAAGTCTGTTTCTGGGCTGTCTAGCCCGGAGAAAAGAATTACGATAGCCCCGTCAAAGTCGTTATTCGCTACCAATTCTGAGGCGTCTGCTAGGGCTTGTTCCGGGGTGTAGTCTAGGGCATCCATATTTTTTTTGCTATTTCGAGGAAGGTTTCCCAGCGCAGCAACACGAAGGTATCCCCCCGGTCCTCGCGGAAGGCGACCACGTCAGCGCCCTCAGGCACCTTGAAGTCGGCTGCAATTTTCTTTCGGCGCTTCGCCTGCACGCGGCATTTACCGACCATGAGGTCCACCGTCTCCGCTTGACCCAGCGCTTTGCCATTACTGGCGAAGGCGCGTACGGCATGAAGCCCCGCGGCCTTGGCTTCGTCTACCAGTTCACGTTCGAACGTGTTTCCCTTAACCTTTGATGGGTGAGACATGGCTTTTTAGGGTTCGTTGTGCGGCGTCGTATTCGGACACCAGTTTGGAGAATAGGGCACTGGTGGACAGCGACGCGGTTTTAGCGAGTGCCTGGGCGCGATCTCGCATCGAGGACTCTACATAAAGAGTGAGTTTGACTGGGCTTTCGTAGGTAGGGGGTCTCGCCATATAGGTTCTATACGTAGGGTTCAGTCGGCGTCAACTCTCTTTCCACGCCGTGCGTGGGTTCAAAGTTCGTGGTTTCCGGCAGGATATTGAACCAGGCCTCAGCCTCTTTCGGGGTGCAGAGGCAGCGGTAATGGCGTTGCAGCACATCGACGCTGTGCCCGCACTCATGGGCGACGGCGTTGACATCCTTGTCTGCCTGGACGCGGTAGCTGACGTAGCTGTGGCGCAGGCCGTTTATAGGCCACGTTGCGTTCACATGACGGATGCAGCGAAGCACCTTGTACTTGTAGCTGGGGTCACTGAAGCTCTGCGAGTAGCTCAAGTAATCCTCCAGCCACGCTTGCAGCGTGTCGCTGATGACGAGGATACGCCGCTGGTTGGTCTTCGTCACATCTGCTGACAGCGTGATCAGACCCTGAACCATGTCAATGTCCTTCGGATCAAGACGTTCGATCTCGGCACGGCGCATCCCGGCGAAGCCGCCGAGGGCGAGGGGCACGATGATCTCAGGGTAGATACCCTTAGCAGCCCACAGCACTCGGGCCATGTCGCGTGGGGAGATAATCTCCGGCTCTTTCCACTTCTTTTTGGGGACGTCGGTCATCTCGATGACATGATCAACGCCTCGGGGGAGGATGTCATTGTCCCTGCACCAGGTGAAGAAGCGGCTGAGCACCACTCGTTCGTTGGACCGGGTGGTGAGGTTTTCGATGCCGTTGAGATACTCGTTGGCCTTCTCGACGGTGATGTCCGTGAGGTTAGGAGGCATGGCAGCCTTAAACTTGGCGAGGCGCGAGCGCACCGGGGTTATGTGAGCTTGGCTAAGCCCCCGGGATACTATAGACGACATGTACTTCGTCACGCACTCCTCCAGAGAGGCAGAGGAAATGACGCGTTCGCGCTCCTTGAGGTACTTTCGGACGGCATCCATGAGGGATATTTTGCCGCCCAGCATCTGTTCACAGGCTATGTAATAGGCCATCTTGTCCTTGTCCGCCCGGGCCAGAATCTCTTCCCCGTTCGCTATCTGGCTGAAGATCTCCTTAGCACGAAGCTCGGCTTCGAGCGGGTCGTGGTGCCTTTCTTGGAAGGCCTTCTTGCCCATGCGCCAGATGATCTTATATGAGGGCCACTTCCCAGAGCGAATATGCTCGTAGATAGCGACCTTTCCGTATTTGTTCTTGAAAACCTTGGGGTACTCGTTCATAGTTCGGCTCGTTTTATACGTATAGATCTCTCCATGTCAAAGCGAAAAGCCAAGGAAACTTCCGAAATCTTCCCCACCGCGCCTGCCGCAACCGCCCCCGGTACCGTCGACCACAATATCCCGATCGTAGACGCCGAGGTGGTGCGCGTGTATGGGCACAAGTTCCCGCGCAAGGCGTTCACTAACATGTTTGCCGTGGAGCTTTGGTGCTTCCTGCACGAGGTCAAGCCTGAGGACGGGGGCCTTGGGAAGTTCGGCCACTTCCGAAACGCCGTGGACCTTTGGTTCAACTGCCCGGAGTCCAAGAAGCAGTTCGAGTGGCACCCGTGGGCTATCGAGATGGCCCAGGCGGCGTGCGAGCATAATTATTTAGCCATCGCTGGTTGCGCCTCCTCCGGGAAAACGGACTTCGCTGCGATATGGGCCATCATTAACTGGCTAGCGTCGCCGCTTAACACGATGGTCATCGTGACCTCAACCTCGCTCAAGGATTCCCGAAAACGAATCTGGGGTTCTGTGCGCGAGTACTTCATGGCCAGGCCCGGCCTCCCAGGCAAACTGGTCGATTCGTACGGTTTGATCCGCTTGGCCGACCCCACTGGGCAGTACCCCGCGTCGGACAAATGCGGCATAACCCTCGTGGCTGCTGAGCAGAAGTCGGACAAGGAAGCCGTCGGCAAGCTCATCGGGTTTAAAAACTCACGCGTTCTCCTCATCGCTGACGAACTTCCCGAGCTTTCGGAGTCCATTCTTGAGGCCGCTTACGGGAACCTGTCGCGTAACCCTTATTTCCAGCTCATCGGGCTGGGGAATCCTAATTCCCATTACGACGCCTTCGGAGCTTTCTCGCGGCCCAAGGCTGGCTGGGCCTCCGTGTCCGCTGAATCCCGACGCTGGGATACGGATCGGGGAATCTGTATTCGCTTCGACGGCAAGTACTCGCCCAACATCTTAGCTGGCGAAACCCTGTACCCCTACCTCTTAACCCAGGAACGGTATGAGAATGACTCGCGCCTCTTCGGTGAGAACTCCGCCACCTTCTGGCGAATGATCCGTGGCTTCTGGTCTCCAACGGGTAACAGCGAGGGGATCTACACAGAGGCCGAAATCTCGCAGTACGGGGCCGATCAGAGGGCTGTTTGGATGGAGGAGCCCGTCACTGTGGCGGCACTTGACCCCGCATTTACCAACGGCGGTGACCGCTGTGCGGCAATCTTTGGGAAGTATGGGCGCAACCTGGACGGGCTAATGACCCTGTGCTACGACGACGTGGTGACCTTGAAAGAAGACGTTACGGATAAGAAAAACCCGAGAACCTTCCAGATCGTCAATCAGTTCGTGAGTCTCTGTCAGGCCCGTGGCATTGAACCCGAGCACGTGGCCCTCGATGTCAGCGGTGGCGGTAGCCCCTTTGCCGACGTGCTCACCGCCCTCTGGTCGAACAAACCTTACCGGGTTACCTTCGCAGGTCGCGCATCCGATTCACCCGTCAGCATATTCGACAGCACTAGGTCTTGCGACCGATACGCGAATCGCGTGACCGAAATCTGGTTCTCGGGCAAGGAGTTGATTCGGACGGGCCAATTAAAGGGAATATTCTTCGAACTCGGGAAAGAGATGTGCGCCCGCCTCTACACTTCCGAGAAGTCCTCAACCGCCAAGGTTAGGGCCGAGCCGAAACCCCTGATGAAAGCCCGCACGGGTGAATCCCCCGACATCGCGGACGCCGCGTTTATCCTGCTCGACTTGTGTCGCGCCCGGCTGGGCATGGCCACAGTTGATTCGGCTGGGGACAAACCCGCCCGCAATATTAACTCTTGGAAAAACTTCATTCGCCGGTATGATGTGGCCGGAAGAGCTAACCGAGTTCTACGTCATTAAACGGTTGACGCCTTCCTATTTACCGCCTTACTTAGACCGATGCCTACCCCCGCACTACCGATCGACGCCTTGGAACTTCAGACAGTCCCTGTTAAGGGCAAGGCCCCCGCGTCGCGAATCAAAGACATGCAGAGCGCACACGCCATTTACGTTCGCGTCAAGGACGCTGACGACGCGTCTTCGGAAAATCGGGCGTCATTTCACGCCATGTTCGGTGGGGAGCCACCCTACAACGATGCAGATCTGGTGAACACCGGACAAGGGTTCCGCACCAACATCAACTTCGGCGAGGCGGCAAACCTGCTCGAACAAGCCCAGTCTGCCTACGTGGACATGCTCCACTCTGTTGAAAACTTGATGACCGTGAAAGTAACCAAGGGGGAGCCCGCGGCCCGCGTCAAGTACGAGGAGATCATCGCCGAAGAACTTTCCCGGACTATCCGTAACTGGCCTCGCTTTAACTACAGCTTCCTGGAAAACTGCCGAAACTTTATCTCCGACGGTATCTCTATCTGCTACTTCGAGAACGAACTCGACTGGAAGTGGCGCGTCGTTAGCCTAGCGGACTTTGTGTTCCCCCGCAAAACTCAAGCCAGCGAGGGTGATTTGGAAGTGGCGTTCTGCCGTCGGGGCTACCTGGCGCACCAGCTATACTCATTCATCAGAGACGAGAAGGTAGCAAAGGCTGCCGGATGGAATGTTCCAGTGGTTAGAGCGGCGATCAGCGAGGCTGCAAAAGCCAGCGAAAACAACTACAGCGAGTGGGAAGCCCTTCAGGTTGAACTGAAAAACAACGACCTCTATTGCAGCGCGGATAGCGCGGAGATCGACGTGATCCACATGTGGGTACAAGAGTTCGATCAAACGGTCAGTCACTACATGTTCCGGGCTGACGGAGAAGGCAGCGACTTCCTGTACAAAAAGCCCTCTCGGTTCTCCAGCATGGAGCAGGCCCTGGTATTCTTTACCTACGGCATCGGGACCAACGGCTACTACCACGGTATCCGCGGCCTCGGCTATAAGATCTTCCCACAGATTCAAGTTTCCAACAGGCTCAACGGCCAAGTCATCGACTCTGCAATGCTGGCGTCATCTTTGATGGTGCAGCCTCAGTCCGAGGAAGCCGCAGAGGACATGTCCCTGATCTACTACGGCCCTTACGCCGTTATCACCCCAGGCCTTAAAGTCATCGAACGTGTTGCGCCTAATTTGTCACAGTCGGTGCTCCCGATTCTGAACAACATGTCCAATCAGATTCAGGCAAAGTCCGGCCAGTACACTCAGAACGCCCTGGCTGACACGCGCGAGAAGACGAAGTTCGAAGTGGCTACGCAGTTGGAGTCCATTGCGAAGCTTTCCGTCACATCCATGAATTTGTTCTATGAGCCTTGGGGCCGTCTCCTTCGTGAGGTGACTCGCAGGCTCACACGAAAAGACTACGGCTCCCGCGAACCCGGAGGTCGCGAAGCCATCGAATGCCGTAAGCGCTGCGAAGCCCGAGGAGTTCCAGCCGATGCGTTCTTCTCTCTCGACATCGACCTTACAAAAGCAGTACGCGCTGTAGGCGCAGGTTCTCAGGCCGCACGCCAGTTGGTCTTCTCTGACCTCGATTCCATGGCCTCCTCCATGGACCCTCAGGGGCGCAACACTTACCTTCGCGAAAGGCTTGCAACCCGTGTCGGTTGGGAGAACGTGGACAAATATGTTGCTGCCGTTGAAGACGGACGTCCTACCGACGACGATCGTTTCGCTGAACTCGAAAACAAGATCATGGTTTCGTCCAAGCTCCCTGTCACTGTGCGGCCTAACGATCTGCACATTGTGCATCTTCGCCAGCATATTCCCGAGATGGACCGTATCGTCGAGTCTGTGGATAAGGGCGAGTCTGATATTGCTGAAGCTACACCTACGCTAGCCCTCTTGCACTCCCACTGTAGCGATCACCTCAGCATGGCCTCAGGCGACGTCACCGCTGGACCCGAGCTTCCTGCCATGATTCAAAGAATCCAGCAGCTTGGCGAGATCGTGTATAACGGCGTCGAGCATATCCAACGGTTGCAGCGCGAACAAGCTTCGGCTTCGCAGCAGCCCGGCGCAGCGCCCCAAGGTCCTTCCCTCGACGAGCAGAAAGCAACGCAAGAGCTTCAGCGCCGCATCATCGAACACCAGGTAAAGGTCAAGCAGGTCATGGAATTGCACCAGCTTAAACTTCGTATTGAGGCGGAACGGGCAACGCAACAGCGCCTTCTGGCCGATGCCGCTACAGCGGCTAAGATCAAGAGAGATTCTCCATGATAACACTAACACAATGGTCGGCAGACGCCGAACGACAAGAGCTTCTACGGAAGCTTCTTAACGATCCTGTTATGCAGGAAGCCCTGACTCTAGCCCGGGCGCAATGTACTCCAAAAGCTCGGGAAGTTGACAACCCAGATCACATGCTTACTCTGTACGCGCTCGATCATTCCCGCGCTACAGGTTGGTACGCTGCTCTTAATTTCTTGAGCCATCTTTCCTCAGTGTCTCAAAAGATCGAGCCAAAAGCTCAGCAACCGTGGAAACATACAGAAACCAGTAAAACTAAGAAGTAATCATGCCATCGCCAACACCCGACTCGACTCCTAGTCCCGCACCGACACCGACACCAACCCCAGCGCCTACTCCCGCTGCACCTTCAACACCTTCTCCATCGTCTAGCGCTCCGGACTTTTTCTCTGCTATCGAGAGCCACTTTGCGGAGCCTACCCCCACACCTAAGGCACCCACTGAGCCAACTCCTCCAGAAAAGAAAGAGGCCGCGGCCCCTAAAGAGACTGATACCCCTACTGCGAGTAAGCCTACGTCCCCTAAAGCCAAGGATTTTGATGTCATCAAGACCCAGCGCGACGAAGCCCGTAACGAGCTGAACACGCTTCAAACAACTTTGAAGGAACTTCAGGCTAAACTGGCGGCTGCGGAAGCAACCACAACCGAGTTCTCCTCGCTCCGTGAGAAGGCTACCATTCAGGAAAAAGAACTCGCCGCTGTAAACGTGGCTAAGTCCCCGGAATACCAGGAAGCCGTAGAGAAGCCCGCTGCTAAAATTCGCGACGCGACCAATAAGCTGATGGCCCGCTACAAGCTGGACAACTCCCGTGTCCTGGATGCTTTTGCCGAAAGTGATCCTGCGGCCCAGAATGAACTCGTCTCCGAGCTGGCGTCAACCATGAACGCCCGCGACCAGTTCCAGTTCTATCAGCTAGTCGACGACTTCAATGCCGTCGCAGCCAAGCGCGAGGAACTTCAGTCCCGCTCGCAAGAAGCGTGGCAGGAGATTCAGCATAAGCGAACACAGGAGCAGGAAGCCGCAAAGAAGGCTGGCGAGAAGTCCTGGAAAGAAGCCGAGGGAAAAGTATGGAACGCGTTTGAAACCCGCGTGCCCCAGATCAAAGCCCTGGGCAATATCGAGAGCATTCGAAACCAGGTGCAGACCCGGCATATCAGTGAACTCTCGGTCGAGGAGCAGGCATACTCGGCTATGGCCGGGCTGTTCCTTCCCGGCCTAGTCAAAGAGCTAAGCTCCGCGCAAGGCAAGGTTCACGAGCTTGAGACTTCTCTGGCTAAGTTTACCCAGGCAACACCTGGTGCAGGTAGCGGAGGTTCTTCCTCCAATATCGAAGACGACACATCCTCAGGCGGATTCCTTGATCAGATTGAACGCCGATTCTCGGGCGGTTAACCCTACTATCCATGGCCTCTAAAAGCCGTACCGCAGCTCCTCTTCCCCCGGAGGAGCTGCGTCTTTGTAAACGATGCTGTATATCGAAACCTGATAGCGGGTTTTATAAAGCCCTCCGCGGTAAGCGGCGGGTGTGCAAAGATTGTAGTGCAGAGCTAGGGCGTGACCGGATAATAAAATCCCGCTCATCCATAGAGGACTTTTCGTCAGTGTTAATGTGGCGCATACGGGACCGCGCTCGACTTCGTCGGAAGGGGGCTGCCACTATAACCCCGGGGTGGATTGTGCAGCAGTGGGATAAACAAGGGGGCCGTTGTTATTATTCCAAAGCGCCCATGGAGCTACGGTCTAGCCCCTATCTAGTTACCGTAGAGCGTCTCGATGTGAGTAAAGGATACACTCCAGAGAACTGCGTCCTTGCCTGCCTCTGTATTAACATGATGCGGGGATCGGTCCCTATACCGGAATTCAAATGGTGGTGTCAGCGGGTTGCAGAAAACTCCTCCCTCAAGTCTGTTGAGCCAGAGCCGGAAAAAGTCGAATAAAATAGTTGACCAATCCGATAGGGAATATAGAATACAGGCGAGTCACCTTAGCTCTTCTAGGGTAATAGGCCTAACTTCCGCTGGCCGGGAAGAACCAGTAACTGCTTACCGCACACGAATTGCGGGATTAAGTCGTTTCATCTCGTCAGCGAACCCCCCTCCCCCCTAAACCATACCTATGGCTACCGTACCCTACAACATTGATAGTATTCTTGTGGCTGAATCCGGCCGAATCGGCCCGGACATCTACCGTAAGACTCTGAATACCTCTCCCTGGCTCAAACTGATCAAGCAGAATGCTTGGCCCGATGAGATGGGACAGGAACTGACCGTGCTCACCTATGAGCGCTCCCTCCCTGCCAATACCCTCTCCTGGTCCGACGTTACCTTTAACGGTACGAACGGCGGCGGCGGTTCTGCCAGCGGCTCTGGTAGCTGCCTCCCTCCTACCCAGGAAATTGCGTTTGCCCAGACGGCCCGTACTTATTCGCTCTCTCATACAGCGCTTGAGTCTCCGCCTATCTGCGTGAACGACCTTCGCTACTCCTTCAAACGGCAGGAGCAGCTCCGCATGATCTTCGACATTCTCACCGAGAATGCGTCGTATGCGTGGCAGGACCGCTATCGTAACGAGTACTTCCGTGCTTGCGGCCACAAGGTAACAGCCTACGGCAGCACTAGCGGCGTGACCCTCCCCGAGGTTACCACGACCAACGTCGACCCGAACAGCACCACGGCTACGAACACCCTGTTCTATTCCGCCAGTGGGGACATCCTCCCTCCATCTAGCTACCTGACTCAGGGCATCCTGGATCGTATCTACATGAAGCTAATCCGTGATGGCGCTGGTAACAACCCGCTTGATCGCGTCAACGCCCGTCCGCAGTTCGGTCTGATCTGCTCGCCGGAAACCAGCGACCGAATCATCCGTGAGAACGCAGATGTTCGCGACGACTACCGTTATAACAACGGCAAGGTCAACGAACTCCTGGCCCCTCTCGGTATCGAGCGCTCCTTCCGTGGGTTCTTCCACATGATCGACGAGTTCTGCCCACGCTACAAGATTGTGGCCGGCGGCGACACGAAGATCCAGCGCGTGCTGCCTTATACCAGCGCCGCTGCGACCTATGGCAACAAGTATGACATCAACTCGGAGTACGAAAACGCCGAGTACGAAGTCAGCTTCGTCTTCCATCAGGACGTGGTTGAGTCCCTGATCCCTAAACCGATCACCAGTGCTGGTGGTAACACGAAGTTCGATCCGGTTAACTACCGCGGCGACTTCAAGTGGCTCAACATCCCGCATCCGACCCAAAATCCGGATGGCACGATGGGCTTCTTCCGCGGTGTTATGTCCAACGGCACCAAGATCATCCGCCCTGAGTGGGGCTACGCCATCCTCCACCTGCGCTGCCCGAATGCCCTCGGCCTGACGAACTGCGCTGGTACTAGTGGTCAGTTGTCCTAAACCCTGAATCGAGGCCCGGGGGCTAAAACCCCCGGGCTTTTTTATGAATACGAAATCACTTCTTAAGCGACTCGGACTCGCCGCGGTTAACAAACCAAAACGCACCCCTAGCCACCCGACAAAGTCCCACGTGGTCGTGGCGAAGCAGGGCGACAAAGTAAAAACTATTCGTTTTGGGCAGCAGGGCGTTTCTGGCTCGCCTAAAAAAGCAGGCGAATCGAAGTCTTACCGGGCACGCCGGGAATCTTTTAAAGCCCGCCACTCAAAAAATATCGCAAAAGGAAAAATGTCGGCTGCCTATTGGGCCGACCGGGTGAAATGGTAGTCTATGAAGGCCAAATCCAAATCTAAAGCCAAGTCCAAAGTAAACGCAGCGGGGAATTATACCAAACCCTCTATGCGAAAAAAGCTATTCAACAAGATCAAAGCCTCTAGCAAGGGCGGAGACCCAGGCGAATGGTCAGCGCGCAAAGCTCAACTCCTAGCCAACGAATACAAAAAAGCTGGAGGAGGATATAAAGACTAATGAAAGCTCCACAAAAAGCCTTATCCGATTGGACCAAACAAAATTGGACAACCTCAGATGGCAAGCCCTCCAAAGGTAAAAAGCGTTACCTTCCTAAAGCCGCTTGGTCTAAACTGTCTCCTCAAGAGAAAGCAGCAACCAACAAAGCTAAAGCCAAAGGCAACGCCGCCGGAAAACAATTCGTCGCGCAGCCCAAAAAAATAGCTAAAAAAACTAAAGCCTACCGCTAACCCTTACACCCACCCACAAGATCCCAACTATAGCTTGCGCTTCCTAGCGGCAGCTTTATAATCCACCGCCGATAACGGCTTAACGCCATGCCTACATTCAACGTACCCGCTGATTTTGAACTCCCTGAGGGAGTCACCGAAGGTCAAGAGTTCTCCGCCGTAGGGACATTCGTCCTCAAAGGTGGTAAGCTTATGATCAAAGCTGTCGACGACGCCCCGATTGAGGGCTACGAAGACGGAGAAGACGAATATGAAAATGAAGACGAAGGTGAAAACAAAAAGCCTATGGAAGACACAGGCGAAGAAGAAAGTTTCACTTCCGCGGTTGAAAAGCGAATGATGCGGACCTAAGCTCTTTAATGAGCTTAGCAGTAGTCACTTGTTTCTTCAACTTCGCCGGGTTCTCCCGACCCCAGGCAAACTTAACCCGGTTCCTTAGACAGATGTCCAAGGACCGGGTTTCTGTTTTCGGGGTTGAGATGTCCTTTGACAGGAACTTTGTGACCGACGGGCCCGGCTGGCTGCATGTGCCGCTAGACCGACGAAGCCAAACCGTGTGGCAAAAGGAAGCCGCACTCAACCTAGCCTCGCACATGTTGCCCCGCGAGGTCACGGCAGTCGCCTGGATAGACGCTGACGTTTGGTTTGATAACCCGCAGTGGCCGCAGGACACGCTAAAAGCGCTGGAGAACCACGAGGTAGTACAGTTGTTCGACACCTGCCACTGGACCAACGAGCGCGGTTCTGTGGAAATCACCCGAAGTTCCGCAGGCAAGGTCCGGTTTGACCCCTCCTGGATCTCTCATTCGGGATTCGCTTGGGCTATGAGGCGCGGGCTGTGGGACAAGGCAGGAGGCCTGTACCCCAAAGCCGTGTCCGGTGGCGGCGACACCATTATGACTGCGTCGTTTCAAGGGACCGAGAAGTGGCCCATGCTTTGGGAGCATATCGGAGTTGATCGCAGCCTTTATAAGGCGTGGGAAAGCGAGTTCGAGGGCATTTCGGTAGGGTACGTTCCCGGCCAGCTATACCACGAGTGGCACGGATCTATAAAAGATCGTGCGTACTCAGAGCGCCGCCAGAAGTTCATGGGCCTCAACGCCCGGGAGCATCTCGAATTCGACAGACACGGGCTTCTCCGCTGGACAGATAGGGCCCCATGCACGATAGTGCGGGCGGCAGCCGAATATTTCCCGGCCCGCCGCGAAGACGGATGACCCTACCTACCCCCCTTATTGTTCCTATCCGAGACGCCGACGTCATGTTCCCCCTGTGGCCATGGTCGCGAGGGCCTTTATTCCGGCTTACGGAAGACTGGTCTTTTTCTGTTTGGGACGGTGAGGACTTCGACGTGTTCCATATCCCAAAGGATTATGAGTTCGACAAGGCCAGCGTCCCGTCCTTTTTCTGGGGTTTCCCTTTTAACTACACTCCCGACGGCCTATGCACCGTCCCAGCTTTGGAGCACGACTTTCTGTGTGACATAGCTACTGGTGGGTCCGACTGGCTGAAACGTAAACTTGGCGGCACGCTGCCCAAGGCCCCTACATACAAAACGCTTCACGCCCACTTCTACCACCGCCTGATCGCCTACGGCACCAAGCCTCGCAAAGCACGCGTTATGTGGGAGGGGGTACGGAAGTTTGGCCCCGGCTCCTGGATTAGACCCTCAACCTGGACTCGAAAATGAATAACTCCCTCCCTAAGAACTACCAGTGGCTCAATGATATTGGCGTCCTTCCTCGAACAATTCAGGAAGGCCTTAAACTTTACGGGGTTACCGAAACCCCAGGCCAGGCCAACACCGCTGAGATCATGTCCTGGCGCGACGAACTGATCGCTGCCGGGGTTAACATCAAGGGTTTTACGGGGGACAATATTCCATGGTGCGGCCTGTTTGCCGCTATCGTAACTCTCCGCCGCTCAGGAAAAGCCTCCGAGGTCGTGAAAGACCCTCTGTGGGCTTTGAACTGGGCGAACTACGGTGTCCCTACTAAGGCTCCTGCGCTTGGGGATGTCCTCGCGTTTTCCCGTCCTAGCGGCGGGCACGTTGGATTTTACGTCGGAGAAGACGACGACTGTTACCACGTTCTCGGTGGGAACCAGTCTGACAAGGTCGGGTTCACGCGTGTCCTAAAAGGACGCCTTCGCTCGGCTAGAAGTCCCCAGTTCGTTTCAAAGCCCGCTACCGCGGTTCCGTTTAAGCTTAGCTCCGTAGGCGCTGTATCCACTAACGAACAATAATGAATATTTACGTCGATCTCACCAACCACCAGTTTTCAAACAGCCGCGGAGTGCCCCTGACAAGGCCCTTCGAGTTTGTGGCCGGTTCCATACCCCAGCTCCGGGTTCAATTTCTACGGAACGGGGCCGTTATAGCGCCCAATTTACGCTCCATGTCCGTATCCTTAGGTCGTTTGGGTGCTGCCACGGCTGCGTCTTCTAGCATTTATTCCGTCGAGAGCCCCAGTAACGCCCACCTAGTGCAGTTGGATTTGTCCACGGCAACGGTGACTCAGGCCCTTAGCTCTGCTTACTGGGCTCCGGCTAGCAGTAATGGGTCGAACCGTTCTTACCTGTTCGGCGATCCCGAGGATCTGACCTCTCTAGTCACCGCAAAAGGATTTCGCGTTATCGTCACCCCTTCGGGCGGAAACCCCTACGTCGTACCTAACGGATTATTTTCGGTGGATGCCCTTGCCCGCGTGGTGACCTTTGATCGCAGCTTTGTCCCTACTACTGGTGCCGCTATCACGGTGGAAGCGACTATACCGCGCGGGAAGTTCTATTTTCGCGTCACTGCGACGGACATATTCTCCAGCACCACGAAGGCGACGTCGGTCGTGGCTGCGTCAAACATAGTCTCAGTTCCGAGCACCCTGGGCATATTCATAGGGGCTACCGTTTCAGGAACCGGGATTCCGAACGGGGCTACGGTGACTAGCATAGACAACAATGGCACCCAGTTTGGGCTCTCGTCGTCCGCTACAGCTAGCGGAACTCCCACCTTGACAATTCAGCGTAGCCGAACTACGTCTGTCACAGGACCCGCTTACGTGTCCGCTGTCATAGCTTAACATGTCTTACGCCCAAGTTTCTCTCACGCCGCGCCCAAGTCAGGCCGTACCGGTATCTCCGTTTCCCGGGGACGTGGTAGTTATTGAGACTGTAAACGCCACAATGTTTCCGACGCTGCCGGAATTCGGCGCGCCGCATCCGAACAGCAGCAAGTACCCTAACCATCGGTTTGGCTGGGCGGGCGACCCTCTTCAGAACGGGTCACAGCCACTGTATTATGTGGCGGATCGGCAGCACCAGCACCTGTATAACTGGGAGACGGACAATTCTTCCGAGTGGCCCCGCGTAATTCAGTCATTTGTTATTCTGCGCGACGAGTTCGATGTTAATTCACGGGACTACGCCCCGCCTCCTCCCGACGCTATCGACTGCTCTGATTATCAGATTACTCAAGTTCAGCAGCGTCGAATGGATGACCAACGCTTCGACTCTCTGTTTGTCAGGGTACTCGTGGTTCGGGAGAATATCATCGAACCTATTATTGGAGTCACATTCGATTCTGAAACCGGGATTCTGATGACCACTGAAAAGCAGAAAGTCCCTGCGGGTACACCGGGATCTGGTATTTCGAGCGACGGAACTTATTCTACAATTGAACCCATCAACTCGGCCTGGTCTATCCGTACTACGCGCAAGGCCTCAGGAATCGTGGCTCAGGCTGAGGGTGGTACAGCTAATCGCACCTACCCAATCGTAGTAAACTACTCCTGGCCCGCGGTTTTGGGTAGTGTCGAGGTCTTTTTTCCTACGCTTAAATCTGGCGGACTCGGTCCCGCTATTGTTAGGCCTGTTTGGTGGAAAAATGCCTACAATGGCCCCTGCGTCGCGGAAGTTGTCGAGACCTGGACTCTGACAAAGCCCACGGCCACAGTTGGCCAGACCATGAACCCAGGCGATATTGAGTGGAACGGCTTATTGTTTAATTTTCGTGCGTCTAATATTTTGCATAGAGGGATGCGTTTTTACGAAACTCCCGGGACAAATCACCCAACTTACGCATACTATCAACAGCAGCAGTACTATGGGGCAACTTCGCCCTTTACCTGGCCTGTCTACGTTACCTCGCAAATAGACGTGCGTCCTTATTTTGGCGGGTGGCTCAAACGTGAAATTCGCGTTTATAACCCCCACTACTACGCCCTTAGTAGCGGCGTTGTGCTCGGACTGTCTAGCGTCGATTCCCGCGGCGCTACAGTGCAGTGGGCTACAGGCGCAACAGGAACGGATTTTATTTATATCAAACAACCGAGCGACGCCGATTTCCCCACGCATGTCGCAACGCACCCGCCGGGCCCAAGTTATATTCCAAGTTATACTTTTACAGGCCTAAGCCCCGGTACCGCCTACGAAGTAAAGGTTGTTGTAGGCTCAATAACCTCAAACATCCTGACATTTACTACCGTTCCAGAGACCCCTGTAATTAACAGCGATCTATCACCTATAACGGCCACGAAAGGCGTGCCGATCACCAACCGTACTGTTACGGCCATTGGAGGCGGCACTATGACCTACACAGCGAGTGGGTTGATCACAGGGCTAACCTTCGATTCAGGACTTCTATCCGGCACTCCGACCTCAACTGTTAGCGGGATCTACGAGGTCGACGTGACCGCGTCTAATAGTGTGGGCTCCGTTACAGAAACTATTGTTATCACATATTCGGCGCCTCCGATTATTAACAGTTCTTTGACAGCCACTGCTCTCCAGGGCTCGTCGTTTACCTATACAATCTCCGCGACTAACACGCCTACCATTTACAGTGCGACCGGCCTTCCAGCCGGATTGACACTTACAGGCAATGTTATTTCAGGCACCCCAACCGGTACGGCTAGCGGCAATTTGAGTATCAGTATTCGCGCTGAAAACACAGCAGGCTTCGACGCTAAAACGCTCGTGGTTGCTTATACAGCTAAGCCGATTATTACTGCGGGCCAGATCGTCACTCGTAAACACTCTACGGCACCCCTCCCTTACACTGTTCAGGCTAGTAACTCTCCTACGTCTTGGAGTATGGAGTCGGATAATAACGGGTTCTTCTCAGACCACTCCAATATGAGATTCGACACGACTACCGGGGTCATTTCAGTTCTTTCACCGGGGACTTTGGGGACTCACCAAAAAACGTACCTCATCTCTTTCAAAGCTTACAATGATGCCGGATCAAGCGCTGAAACAGCCATCACCTACACTGTCAACAACGTATAATGCTGCCGGAACAAGCCCCTCAAGAAGCATCACCTTCATTATCAGCTAATAGAATACAGGGTATTCTTGAAGGGACAGACGGCCCAGATCTTCAGAAAGAAGCTCTGTGGCACGTGATCCAAACTATGATAAACATGACCTTTGACTCGATGTCTGTCGTGACAGACGGGACAGTTCAGTCTAAAGGAGACCTTATTTTTGCCAAATGAACGACGCAGACTATCAGGAACTTCTAAGCAGAGCGGCATCCCTTATGGATGAGCGGCTGGCGTCTATAAGACCCGCGGCGCTACCTGGAAACATACCTATACGAGGACGTACCGCTAGCTACACCGCCGTCCCTGTTGAGAAGTCGAGTGAATACGATTTTAAAATGTATATAGCAGACTTGCAGCTCGACGGTAACCGAGTTCGCGTGGTGCCATACGCCATTTACAACAATCCCTCCGACGCCCTAGATAGGTATTTCCTGGTCCCTAAAATAAAAAGCCGGTCTATTTTTCAGGAAAACCCACCGACGCTAGCTCGCCGCTCGGGTGGGGCCGCGGTTTATCTTGAAACTGTGATTGATGTATACGATACCGGCGAGAAGTACCAAGACACTGGCATGGCTATTTTCCAAGGGCGACTGATTGAGGCTAATATCGTGGACCGATCACTGGGGTCCAAGTACCCTATTAAGAAGGCTACAATATCTGGGACCGCGCCTCTTTTCGACGACTGGAATGTGGAAGACAGCGAGGCTAAAGTATATCACCTTATAGGTGTATACAACTCTCGTGGAGAGGTATTTAGACAAGCTAACGGGATATACGAAGAACCATTTGGGATCAGTACCGAGGGCAGAAGAAAACTTCCCCCGGGAGGACCTAACGCGACACTTGCCCCGATCAAATACAAGATTTCTATAGAGGACACAAATTAAATGAGAACTGCCGACGATCTACTAGCCGAAATATCCGATGAGCTTAGCCGAAAAATTAGCTCCGCCGTAGGAGCGTTTGTATCGGGCTCATCGGAACTGAAGGTGCAGTCAGGTTTTCCGTTTACTCTGATGTACACAGACACGCCGGTAGTCGCTGGTGAAGCGACGGAGACCACAAGAAAACGATCTCCTATATACAGAATAGATTCTGATGCGAAAAAGATTGATTTTTATCTGAACAACCCCACGACTACGAATGGAGATTACCCCGTCCGTATGCGGTGCGACCTTAAGTCGCGCCAGTTTTATTTTTTAAAGGTAGTTGCTAAAGTGACTTCTGTTTGCAAAACAACTCCTCCGTCGGGCCCGCCCTTTAATACTCCCGGCTACCGGACTTGCTATAACGAGGATGTTACTACGGAGTCCGTCACGGTGGAGCGGCACACTTCTATCCCCGAACAAAAGAGTCCTGTGTCGACAAATCCTGCCGGAGAAGAGGAGGAAGGTATGGGGTGGGACCCCTACGGCAACGAAGCTCCTTACGGCTCCCCATCAGGGACGTACACCATTTATTTACCGCTCGTGTGCCTCAACTTTAACAAAGACCTCCCTGTATCCTGGGTGGGTGACCAAGCTAGTCGTAATGAGTACGAGCAAAAGAATCCCATGTGGGCGAGTTTGATCTTTAGTCAGATGGGTGGCGACTCAAGTAAGTTATGGTGGAGCAACGGTAGCCCCTACCCCGCGTATGTCGTCACAGGGGCAGGCGACGTAGCGGCACCTTCTGTTGCTTTGGCGTACCCCGCCTACCTCGATCCAGAGGACTCACGATATGTGTTGAGTTCCCTGTAAAACAGTTTAAGTTGGGCCCAGATGAGTAGCTCCTCCTTGACCCTGGGCGACGTACGGGACGCCCACTATGACCTCGTTTCGGGGAACCGCGACGACGCGCGGTTTCTCCGCATTCTTAATGACGCGGTAGAACGAATTTACAACAACGGAAAGTGGAGCGGCCTGGTAGGGGTCGTCGAATTTGAAAACCCTGTAGGGTTTATCACACTGCCGCGCCGATATTCCGCAATCTTGGGGGTTCAATTTGGCGGAGCACCCCGCTCCACGTTCACTCGCTATTTCGAGTACAGTGTTTCCGGTCC